GTCAAATCTGTATCTGGATAGTGACTTTAGCTCCTCATTGTGGTATGATATAGCCGTGTAGGACGAGAGGACTACACCGGACATCATCATAGCTGCAATGGTACGCGCATCGACACGGTCTGTTTTCGTCCGGCGAAGACTGGTAGATTTCCGAAACAGATTGGTATGAAGCGGGTTAATGACATAGGTGGTCAGACCTTTGTCAAGGAGAAATCCGAGGATGTTGTAGCTGTAATGCCCGGTGGCTTCAAGTCCTACTTTTACTTTGCTCAGATCCGGTGCTACAGACTGGAGCGTTTGGAAAAGCAGATGAAAGCCGTCCAGGTTATTCTGGATCGTGAATACATCCTCGAGAACTTCTCCATCCGAGTTTACGATGTAGCAGTCGTGCTTGTCCTTGGAAACATCAATGCCGACGTAGATCATGGGTAAAACCTCCTGCGTATTATTGATGCTGCTGGGGACCACAGTACCGCTTGCCCTTGTAACCTCGTTCTACATCAACCGTCTGCCCGGTATCTAACTGATTAACAAACCGACAAGGGGCTGTGGTTGGAGCCTTTCTGAAACCGTCTCGCGGTAGGAGAATCAAACCAATCCACAGCATCCCCAACAGTGTAGCACAAGCTCTTGGAGAGGAGCTTATAAACTACTACTCTATAATACGAGGAGTATAAACTATGCCGACTGTGAACCATAGCGTAACCGTAAACGAGCAGTCTACGAGCGTCAGCACTCCGGTCGTAGCGGAATCTGGTATTCCGTTTGTGGTTGGCATCGCGCCCGTACACACCGCCGATCATCCTGCCACTCCGAACGTCCCGGTGATCTGCACCAACTGGGACGAATGCCTGGACAAGCTGGGCTACAGCGCGGATTGGGAGACCTTCTCGCTGTGCGAGGTCATGTACAGCCAGTTCGTGCTTTACGGCATGCAGCCCGTGATCTTCCTGAATCTGCTCGACCCGTCCACCATGAACGAGAGCAAGACGGCCAGCTTCACCGTGCTCAGCCATAAGGCGAATGTGGGCCCGAAGGCGATCCTCGACAACGATCTGACCGTGAAGAACAACTCGACCACGCTGACCAAGGGCACTGACTACAATGCCTATTACACCGATGGTGAGCTGATCGTCGAGCTGCTGTCCACCGGCACCGCCTACAGCGCTTCCGCGCTGAACATCACCTACAACGCCGTCGTCATCTCCAGCATCGACAACAACGCCGTCGCCTCCGCCATGGAGAAGATCGAGCTGTGCATGTCCATGTTCGGCCTGACGCCCGACCTGATCGCCGCGCCTGGCTTTTCCAGCAACGCGACCGTGGCGGCTGTCATGGCGACCAAGGCCAGGAGCATTTCCGGCCTGTTCCGTGCGAAGGCCGTCGTTGACGTGCCCTCTGACAGTACCAATGGCGCCATCACCTATGACGCCGTCCTGGCCAAGAAGAACGCGCTGGCGCTCACCGATGAGAACCAGATCGTGTGCTGGCCCATGGCCGCGCTCGACGAAAAGATGTTCCACATGTCCACCATGGCTCTGGGCGCCATCGCCACGACCGACAAGGAGTACGATGCGCCGTATGCGTCTCCGTCCAACCACAACATCAAGATCGACCGGCTCTGCACGGCGGGCGGCGCTACCATCCTTCTGAGCCTGCAGCAGGCCAACTACCTGAACCAGCAGGGCGTCGTGACCGGCCTGAACTTCATGTCCAGCTACAAGCTGTGGGGCAACTACACCGGCTGCTATCCCCAGAACACCGACGTGAAGGACTACTTCATCCCGGTATCCCGCATGTTCGACTGGGTGGCGAATTCCATCATCCGCACCTTCTGGTCTCAGCTGGATAAGCCCATGACCCGCCGCTTCATCGACACCATTCTGGATTCGGTGAACATCTGGATGAACGGCCTGACCGGTTCCGGGTATCTGCTCGGCGGTCGCTGCGAGATGCTTGCCTCTGAGAATCCGGAGCAGAACCTCATGGCCGGTATCATCAAGTTCCACATCTACATGACCCCGCCCAGCCCGGCCCAGGAGATTGACTTCGTGCTCGAGTATGATGTCAGCTATGTGCGGTCCGCGCTCAGCGGCAACTAAGCGACAAGGAGGAATGAGCTATGCCTAAGCAGCCTGAAGCACATGTCGCCTTTGAAGTGTACGAGAACAGCATCAATTTCCTCGGCATTTCTCAGGCCAACCTTCCCAACATCAACTTCATCGTCCAGCAGATCAACGGCGCCGGGATCAACGGCAATGTGGACGCCGTTCTGCATGGCATGATTGATGCGATGGAGCTCGGCCTCAATTTCCGCTCCATCACCGACGCGGCCGTGACGCTGCTGGAGCCGCGCAAGCACAACATCGACCTGCGCCTCGCGGAGCAGTACTGGGACACCGTCAACTCCCAGCGCTATATCGGCGCTGACAAGTTCGTGTTCGTACTCGTCCCGAAGAACTACCAGCCCGGCAACATTGCCACCGCTTCCCTGGCGGATGCGTCCGGCACGTACTCCGTGTACTACTACGCTGGCTACAAGAACGGCGTTCAGATGTGGGAGATCGATCCGTTCAACTACATCTGCAAGATCAGGGGCGTCGACTACATGGCCGAAATCCGCAGGGCGCTCGGCAAGTAATTAACCCACACAGCATTGAAAGGAGAGCACTATCATGGAGAATGATAACAACGTTACCCCTATCACTCCTCAGATTGATGCCGAAGAAGTTGCGGTCGCGCAGAAGAACGCTGAAAAGGCGGAGGACCTGTTCGTACTCAAGTTCAAAAAGCCGTTCGTTTACGAGGGCACTGAATATGAGTCCCTCGCGTTCGACTTCGATAAGCTGACTGGCGCTGACAGCCTCGCCGTGGAGAACGAGCTCTCCCGGCGAGGCATTTCTGTCGTTGTGCCCGCGTTCAGCGGCGAATACCTTTCACGCATCTCGGCCAGAGCGTGCACGACGCCCATCGGTTCCGATGCATTCAGGTTTATGAAGCTGGGCGACTATAACCGGCTTCGGAGCGCCGCCAGAAATTTTTTGATGAGGTCGGAGCAGTAGTGTCAGATGGCGGGGCGTGGTTGAGACGCCAGTCCCTGATATTGGCGAAGAATTACTCGACGTCGGTATCATACTGGCTCTCCGTCCCGCTGCGCGATCTGCGCGAGTGGATCATTACAAGCAATGACCTTGTAAGAGACCAGAAGGAAGAAACGAACGAGTAGGAAGGAGGGTGCGTCTTGGCCAGTTTCAAAGAGTATCAGATGATGTTCCAGCTCAGCGCGACGACGAGCGCTCATTTTCAGTCGAGCTTCGCGGGAGCACAAACGCAAATCGCGCATTTGCAGGGCAAGATCGACGCTCTCAATAAAACGCAGGGCGACATCACCGCTTACCAGAAACAGCAGGCGGCGGTGGAAGCCACCAAGAATAAGCTCGGCGTGTTGGCTGAGCAATACGCGCTTTTGAAGTCGCAGATCGGCGAGGACGGCCAGGCGACGGACGAGCTGAAGAATAAAATGCTCGCCAAGCAGCTTCAGATCGAGAGCACAACCGCCTCGCTGAACAAGCAGAATATCGAGTTGGAAACTCTGGGCAATGCCCTGGATGCGGCCGGAATTGATACGAGCGACCTGACGAACGAGAGCAAGCGGCTGGGTGCGGAAATGGTTGATCTGCGCTCCAAGCAGGATTCCGCAGCAGAATCAGCGACCAATTACGGGAATAAACTGCAAGGCGCTGTCGATGCGATGGAATCCGCGCTCATTGCCTCTGGCGTCAAGGATGGCTTTGAGGCCGTGAGTGACGCAATGCAGGAATGCGCCGAAGCTGCCATCACTTTTGAAACTGCCATGGCAGGCGTCCGGCGTACTGTCGGCGGCAGTGATTCGTTCCTTGACAGCATGGCGACTCAGTTTAAGCGCCTGTCCACAGAGATTCCTATTACCACCGACGAACTGGCCGGCATCGCAACCACAGCCGGTCAGTTGGGCGTGTCGCAGGATTATGTCATGGGCTTCACCGAGACCATGGCAAAGCTGGGTACTGCGACAGACCTGACCGCTGACCAGGCGTCCACGATGCTGGCACAGTTTGCCAACATCACAGGCACGACGGAATACGATCGGCTGGGTTCCGTCGTCGCAGAACTGGGCGACGCCACGGCGACAACCGCATCAAAGGTTGTAGAGATGTCCCAGGGCATGGCTGCCGCCGCATCGACGGCCGGCATGAGCGAGACGGACATCATGGCAATCGCCGCCGCTGTCGGTTCCCTGGGCATCGAGTCTCAGGCCGGCTCCACGGCCATGTCGACGCTGATCAGCACGCTGTACACAGCTGTTGAGACGGGCGACAAGCTGGATGAATTCGCCAGTGTGGCCGGCA